TGTCCAGTGCCGATCGTGCGGACAGTGCCCGCTCTACCGCAGCCGTCCAGACTTTCGCCTTTGCCGCGTTCTGATTTCCGAGGGGTGCAGCCATTGTCTTAATCTAAGTGCCTGTTATTTGGGCACAAAAGAAAGCCCGCACTCGGCGGGCAAACGTGCGTGATGCACGAGGGAGGAGACTGCGGAAACACGCCGACAACTTCGAGGCGTATCTCAATCAATCGACATTTTCCGGGATTTGACAAGGGGCCGCCACAGAAATTGTGTCAACCCCTGCATATACTCGGCGGCGCGCATCCTTAACGAGTTGATACCACCGCTGCCGCGAGAATCCGAGCGCGCTGGCGATGCGCTTTACCGGCACTTTCGGGCGCGAGTAGGGGCGCCACAGATATTCGATGCTCACGATCTGGCCGTCCCTGCCCTCTGCGCCGAGAATTGCCATGTGCAACGCGGCTAGCATCGGGTCTAGGCGTGCATTCCCTTCTCGACCACCCGGCAGGCGCACGAGCGAGCCGATGACGCTCTGCGGATTCGGACTCGGCGCGTACAGCCGGCGCGACCGTGCCCATGCTCCCCATTCACAGAACAGCGCGTGCAGGTCGCTATCAGTCATACCTACGGACCTCGGACACGTTCATAGCCACTCCGTTGCTTCGCGCAACCTGCGTTCGTCCTCGATTTCCTCTAGCCGCCTGCGCGTGCGGGTTAGTTCCGGGTTCCGCGGCTCGGTCGGCTGTTTGACGCCTTTCCTGCGGTCGGTGGCCGCGCGTACTTCGGCAAGGATGTGATCCTTGATGGGGCGCCTCATTCACGCACTCGATCTGCGTACCGTTCCAGATCGCTCAGTGCGCCCGGTGCCCAATCGTCGTGCGGCTCCATCGCGCTAAATGCCCACCATGCACAGGCGACGCAGGCGGCCATAGCGCCGACGATGAAGCCGAGCCGGAATGTCATGCGTGCCCCTTTTGGGTGGAGTCGTGCCCGGTTTGGGCAGCGAGCGTCGCGTAACCAGCTATGTCGTGCCAGTGGTCGGAGCAGCACGAGTCGCCGGCCGCTATGCGGGACAGCTTGTTGCAGATATGGATCAGCGCATCCTCTTGCGGCGCGGTAAATCCGTTGTCGCGCTCATGCAGCGACATGGCATCGCGCAACCGGCGGGCTATTTCCGAACGCAACTCGAACGACCCGTGCGTGTTCTCACGCTCGGCAATCGTGCCGGCAACACCATCGGGCGCAGGCATCCGCACGCGATACCGGATCGCAGACGCCCAATCGACGCGCTCGGCAATAGTCGTGTCCTGCACCGACCCGTAAGACACTTCGACCAGCGTGCCGGGCTTTACCGGGCATTCGTCGCCGTTATGGGGTATCCACTCGATCATCGCCGCTTCTCCATCTGCGCCAATCTGCGGTGATACCGCGCCACGGCCCGCAGGTGCTTCCGGCGACGCCAATGGGCGATGATTGCTGCATATAGCGATTTCATGCTGGCTCCACAGAGACACGAACAAGCCCTGCGATCTGGTCGCGGGCGACGTGAAACGACAGGACGAATTGCGCGTCATCGACTTGCAGCGCATCGGCTAGCCCGTCGAACAGCGCCTTGCACGAGGCGATCAAGTTGTCCCGGTCGCGCCGGCGCCCGTCAGGCGGCAGGAACGTCACGGTGAGCGCAATCCGGTCGGCGTCAGGCGCCTTAAGCCGCGCCTGCTTGGCGAGCAGGTAACAGGCTTCGCGGTACGAGCGCGTGACCTTTGCCTTGCGCGCCCAGTGAACCCGGGCGTTTGGGCTCAGGTCGCGCGGCGGCCACGGGAGCACGACTTCCTGCGTCATGCCGCCTCCCTCATCCGTTCGCGCCAGTCGCCACGCTCGCCGCGGTTGCCGAGCTCGTGCTGCGCCCTGACATCCGCCAGCAGCCGATCCGCGCACGCCTGCCCTCTGTGCTTCGTCACGAGCGCGATGTAGCGGTCGACGCCTTCCTTGCCTTCGGCGACGAACAGGCGAAGGAGCCAGCGCACTTCGCACTCGTGGCGCAGTTGCTCGTCTGTCATGCCACTGTCCTGCGGCGCAGCAGGTAGGCCCACACGGCGCCGCCCGCTACCTTCGCGGCGAACTGCAACGCAACGATGTGCGGCAGGAACACCCCGAAGGCGAGCGTCGGGAACAGCACCGAATCAGTGATCGCGCCGGCGGCATTGCTGCCGTTCGCGCGCTGCATCCACGGGCGGAACCGCATCGCCTGGTACACGAACGCGTCGATGAGCGCGGCCGCGCAGAAGGCGGCGACCGACGCGAAGGCGATCCGTCCTGCGGCCGGATTGAGCAGGTAGGAGATGGCGCCTGCGGCAGCGATCAACCCGAGCATTCGCGGCCACAGCCCGCGCCCGCGCCAGCGGTCGTGCAGCGCGTCACGCAAACTCAAGTCGAGTCCGATCAACAGGAACGAATTGATCGGCGACACCCACGGCCCGAAGTGCGCGACCGACAAATTGGCCGCGACGATCGCGGCGATGTACAAGGCAATCACAGCAGCATCTCCGTTTGCTCCACAGGGTCGAAGGCCCACGTAGCAGGCGCGTTGTGCGCTTCGATGCGGGCGCGAAGGATTTGAGCTCGGGCCTCTTTCGTGGGCGGGGTGTAGGCACCGCGCCACGCCTGGTCGATACCGACGTTGCGACCGATGTTCGTGCTGTCGGCCGACGCGAACGGCAACCGCGTGAACACCGCCGGATCGAGCATGCGTAGCCCGTGCAGGCGCGTCATGGGTCGGCCATCCTCATCGCACACCACGCGCATCGCCTGTGAAATCCGGCTCCACCAACGCGCGTTGCCCACCACTGCGTACTCACCGCTCGATCCGATCGCCACGCGCGGCCAGTCGGCGGCAAGGCGCTCGAATCGCTCGAGGCTCTCGTGCATGTGCCACACCGGAACGCCGAACCAGCGCGGCAACGGCCACTCGGCCAGCAGCGCGTCGTTGTCGCCCTCGGTGCCGTCGATGACGTCGGGCACGATGGCGAAGTCGCAACTCGGGACGCGCATGCACTCGGCCGCCCACCCGTAGAACGCCGACCAGTCGGTGACGGGTTCACCTGCGCGCCACGCCGAGAAAGCGCCGTTGTCGATGGCGAATGACTGCGCGACCGGAACCGCGATTGCAAGCTGCTCGGCGCGCCGGAAGGACACGAACGCATGCCCACCGCGGATAGCCGTCTCGGCGGCCGTCATCGGCGTGATCGGCAGTCCGTGGTAGTGGATCATTCGCACAACCCATACGCACTGGCGCACATCGCCGGTTCCTCGTCGCGCACCCAATCGAACTGCACGCCGCCGCGACTGGTGCGCGCCCATTCCACGACCGCTCGGATGTTTCCTTGCGCGACCGCTTCCTCGGTCGTCAGACCGGTGCCCTGCGCGGGCGATGCGAAGAACGTCGAGGCGTCGCGCTTGCTCGCCTCAGCGACGAGGCGCTCCCATTCCTCGATGCGCTCAACGTGCTCCGGGAACCGCTTGGCGATCTCGTTCACCTCATCTTTCCGCGCGTTGATGCACGGCATACAGCCGACTCGGTGCATCCCTTGCGAATACAGCGGGTTCAGGATCACGCCGCGCGAGCGCACATAGTCGACGGTCTGCTGCGCCGTCCAGCGCAGGATCGGCCGATAAATCGTCAGCCCGCCGCCGCGGTCTTCGCGCTCCGGATCCCCGGCGCGCTTAGGAGATTCGTCCGCACGGATCCCTTGCCACGATTCGACCTCGTATCCGTCGTCGATAAGGTGCATCTGCCATTCGGTGATCGGCACCACTTTGAGTTCGGATGTGCAGAACTGCGCCATGCGCGACGGGAAGCGCCCCTTGATCAGACACAGATCGAGGAACGGAACGCCGGTCGGCCGCAGCACCGCGAGGGCTCTTGCAACCTTGTCGGCGGCCTGCTCCTCGCTCACGGGAGGGCGGCCGGGCTTCCACTCCCACCCGCCGACGGTGCACCTCCGCGTTTGGTCTTGCGGCGGCGCGGGCGGTTCGGATCCGTCGTCTTCGTCGTCGACGCGCTTCCATTTGCCAGGCGTGCCAGCAACGAGATCAGGAGCCCACTTCTCCGCGATGAACCGCCGCTTGCGCTCGATCGCCTCGCTGAAGTCCGCGCGCACCGTATGTATCGGCAGGCCCAGCGCCACCGGCAGATACTCGTGCACGTAGGCATAGGTCTGCTCGTGCTCGTTGCCGGTGTCGGCGAACACGAGACGGATTTCCTCGCGCGGATACCGCTCGAGCGCGAGCAGTGCGCAGGCCGTCGAATCCTTGCCACCGCTGATGCTAACGATGCGCAGTTTCACGCGGCTTCCTCCTTCTCTCGCTTCACGATCTGCTCCGCGTTCACCATCAGCAACTCGCACTCGATCAGCAGCGTCCCCGGCTGCCTCACATAGCCGGCGAACCACTTCACTTCCTCGGCGCTGTAGAAGCCGGCCTTGCGCAGCGCGTTGGCGCGTTTTCCGATTTCGGCGACTCTCTCGTTAACCACCGTCATCTCGTTTCCTCTGTCTCGGTGAAGGTCATTGCCCTTTGGTGGACGGACTCAGCCCACCTGGGCCGAGCCTTTACCCGTTGCCCTTCGGAGCCACAGGACTCGCCAGTCGTTCGGTCAAGGGCACTAGCTTCGCCACCCTTTCTCCCTGTTTCAGACCTTTCCATCCGGTAGGGAGACTCCCCCTCCGACCCCGCTGCGGTGTCTGCTGCGATCGGAGTGTTCACATCCGATCCGGTCATCCACTGTCCCGCCTCACTCGGCCGAACACGGGCCTTGCCTGCCGCATGATTTCGATCCGAACCTTCGCCGGCCCGCCCCACTCTTTCAGCGCATCGGCCCAATCGGTTCCTTCGATCCCCTGTGGATACGCAATCCCGCAGCCGATGGATTCGGCGGCTGCGGCCCCCTTCTGAATCCCGGTGTTCACGCCGATGCGCTGCTCGGTTCCCCAATCGTTGTCGGCACACACGACGGCCATGCCTCGCACGCGCAAATTTCTGGCGACGTGCACGAGGTTCCCGGCGTCGAAGCACACGACGACCGACGCATCCGGGATCGACTGGTAGATCGCAAGTCCAGTAGCAAATCCTTCGGCTAGGCACGTAACCACCGGCCTCGCGCGAGACAGGACGTAGGCATTGCCTTTGATCGGACAGCCGCGCCGATACTTCTTCTCGCCGCCCGGCGTGATCGTCTGAAAACTCATCAGCGCGCGCCCCAGGTACATCGGGATCACGAGCAACTCGCCATCAATCCGCAGCTCGCCGCAGCCGAGCATCGACAGGCCCTTGTCGAACAGGTACGTGTGCCCGTCCCGCAGCTTCGGCAGGCCGTCGAAATGCGCGCGCATCGCGTTGATTGCTGCGACCCGCCTGCGTGACTCTCGCTCGCGTATCTCGCGCGCCCTGCGGTCGCTGTCGATGCGCTGCGCCGTGGTCACGGTGTCCGACTGCCACTTGTTCCAATCGGCGTCGGTCGCGTAGTTCTTCCACACACCGCGATTGCCACCCGGTTCCAGTAAGTAGCAGCCGTTCTTCTTCTTCGGCTTGTCCAAGGTCGGGCAGCGATGCCAGCGGCCATCCGCGATCACGTCGCGCGGGCAAAGCCCTGAGGAGGTAAGCGCGGCGTAGAAGCTCACGCGCGCGCCTCCATGCGCTTGCGCGACGCGGCGTATGCGATGTTCAGGCTGCGGATTTTGTTCGCCACTTCCGGCGTCAATGGGGCCGCTGTAACCCGATCGAATGGCACGGTCGGCCAGTTCTTCGTCATCTTGAAGAACAGCGCCTTCGCCAGCTTCTCAGCGCGCGCCGGGTCGTCTCGATACTTCCGCGCGTAACCCACCACCTGAGGCCAGATCGCTACCGTATGCGCCTTCCTGTCCCCGCTGGCCACGAGTTCGGACAGGGTGCCGGCGACATGAACAACGGATTCGCGCTTCGGATACTCGTGTCCGCAACTCGGGCAGAACGGGCGCGGGTTGTGGAGATGCTTGCACTGCGGGCACTTGACCATCCGATCTTCGGTGTCGCCCGTAGCCTTCGGCTTCGGCTTCTTCTTGCCGTCGTCCAGTTCGCTCGCGCCGGCCTCGAAGAAGTCCGTCCAGTCGTTCCAGAATCGCGCGCAGTTCCCGGAGTGATCGAGCACGATGCACTCGGTCTTGCCGGGGTACGCCCTCAGCCCACGGCCGAAAAACTGGATGTGTTCGGCCAGCGACTTGCGCAGCGGCCGGGCCATGATGACGACGCCGATGTCTGGAACGTCGAACCCCTTGGAGGCTGCGGTAACGGTAATCAGCCCACGGATGTAGGAGTCCGGTTTGCGAAATTCCTTGACGATCTCGGCGCGCTCGTCGTCCTTGACCTTGTACGTGTAAGTGGCGCAGTTCACGCCGGCCGCCATGAACTGGCGATGCAATTCCTCGACGTGGGCCGTGTCGACAGCCGAACAGATGAACTTCTGTCCGTTGCCGTGCTTGAGGTACTCGACGACGCAATCGCCGACGACTTCCATCGCGCGCTTGCTTGTTTCCTTTTCGTCCCACTCGCCAGCGACGACCTTGACGCCCTCCATGTTCGGCTCGGAGGCGGCGAAGATGCGGAAGTTCGACAGAAACCCATCGTTGATGAGCTGGTTCGTCGTCGTGACGTTGACCATCGACTCATAGACCTTGCCCATGCCTTTGGTGAAAGGCGTGGCGGTCAGGCCGATCGTGACTACATCGCGCGCGGAAATCCTCTTGCGCACCGTTTCGGTGATCGTGTGCGCTTCGTCCACAATGATGAGGTCTGTATCGGGCCACTTCCGGCGAGCGAGCGTTTGCTGCGAACAGACTTGCACCTGTTCGTATGGGCGAAACCGCCAATGCCCGCCTTGGATAACCCCGTGAGCAAGGCCGTAGGAATCGAGCACCTGGCTCGTCTGGTCGAGCAAGGACAGTCGGTCGACCACGAACAGCGCCCGCTTTCCTTTGCGTTGCGACTCTTGCATCAGGTGCGTGCCGATCAGCGTCTTCCCCGCTCCCGTGGGCGCGCACAGAACGATGTTGCGACGCCCGGCAGCAATCTCGCGGCGCAGGCCGTCGACCGCCTGTAGCTGATACGGGCGCAGGTCGATTTGCATCACGCAGCCTTAGCCACCATTGCGCGAACGGCGGCGATCGCCGATGCGTTCGTATCGGCACCCGTGAGCTTGCGCAATGTCTCCAGCAACTTGCCGAGCTTGCGAAGCTGTTTGTCCAGTTCGTTGGCGCGGTTCATTTCCTGCGCCAGCCGCGCCTCAACGCCCTGCCGAATCTCGATCTGCCGCCTCAGTTCCGCCGCCGTGTCGTCCAGACTGAGAGCGCCGATCTGTGCTTGCAGGGCACTGATTTCCTTATGCGCAACGCTCAGTTCCGCCACCGGGTCGAAGTCGCCAAATGCTTCCTCGTCGACCTGCTTGTCTCGGCCCTCGATCCGGTCGACGGCCTTGGGAAGGCTCACTTCCCCATGAGCAACCTTCTTCGCCAGTTCCGGGTCGGCCTTCGCTACCTTGTCGGCCATCTTCTGCGTGCGGATGCTGGCCCCTGACTCGGCCGCTCGCTTCGCCGTGGAATCCAAGTGCAACGTTGCACTTGATCGCCGATCGCCGCCGCTTCCACCGGCCTGCGCCTTCGCCCAATCCTGCGCACTGGCGACGATCGCGGCCTGTTGCCCTGGCGTCATGTGCCTGCGATGCAGGTTCGCCGACAGGACGAAGGAGACGAGATTGCCGCCCTCGAACGCCGTGAATTCCGGTTCGACGCCAGCATCCAGGCAGGCACGGTAGCGGTTGCCGCCGTCGAGGATCATCCCTTCGTGCAGGACGATCGGTTGACGCAGACCGTTGGCCTTGATGTCGGCTTTCAGTGCATCGAATTCAGCGCCCGACAGCCGGGGAAACAGCGTGCACAGTGGATGCAGTTCGATCATCGTCCCTTCCGTTCTTCGTGTTCGTATCGAGCGATCCACCACGCGAGCGAGGCAGACCGCCACTTGATTGCGCGCCAGAGAAAGCGAATCACCGCGCCCTCCGATACAGCCGCGCACCGCCATCGATCCACGCCTCCGCATGGCCTTCGTCGACTGCGGCGCTTACCTCGTCGTACACGAGCCACTTGCCGCAGCCCGTGCGCTGCATCAGATCGCGCAGCGTCTGCCAGTCGTCGGTGAGAGCGGCACGGATGGCTGCGCGCTTTTCGTCCTGCCGCCGGCTTCGGTGCGCGGCGGCGCTGCTCGGCCTCGCCCATCAGCGCGCGGTGCGGCAAGTCGTCGACGCGCAGCGCCTGCTCGGCCATCCATGCGCATGCGCTCACGCCGCCGCCCGCCATTCGGTGATTCCGGCGCGCGCCCACGCTTTGAGCGCATGCCCGACAGCCGACGGATGCACTCCGTACAGCGCGGCAATCTCCTTGTACGTTCGGCCCTCGGCACGCATGCGCAGCACTGCCGGCGCAGCGTGGATGCCCATCCGGGCGTTTTTCGCGCGCCCCACGGCCACGGCGAGCGATCTGCGGGCACCGGAGGGGTATGCGCCTTCCTTGGCGCGCTGCTTCAACGCCTGGGCGTGCGTGCCGATTCTTAGGTGCGCGAGCGTCATGCACTTGCGATTGCCGCAGGTGTCGAACACGCGATCCTTCGGGCGAAGTTCTCGACCAGAGAGCGCGACGAGCAGCCGGCGCGCCAGATGCTCCTGGCGGTGCCACATGATTCGTGGCTCGCCGCTGGACTGGAACGGCCCGGCCCAGGTGAGGCAATCGCCGTCGCGGTAGGCGTGCTCTTGCAGGTAGGCGAGCATCGCCTCCGGGGAGAGTGGCTGCCGGCCGGTCATGCGGCGGCCTCCACCGGCCCGCCCGCCTCGACATCGACCGGCTCGGCGTCGGGGCGGATGGGGCGCAGGAAACGGTCCGGCACTGCGATGTAGGGCCGCCTCTGCATCGCGTTGCACTGCCCCCGCCTCGGACCAGTCGGCGAGAGCACTGGACCACCGACGAGTCGGCACACCCAGTAATCGGGCGCCACCGCGAATTGCAGGAAGCCGTCCGGCATCGCGAAATCCCCGGCAGGGGCGGGCGACAGCACGTCGACGAGACGGCCCTTGACCGCCGGGTTGTATGGCGAGGCGACGAGGATCTCGGCGAGATCGCCCGGCCTACAGCGCAGCGTCATCGCCCGCACTCCCTGAGCCACAGCGCGACCAGCGTGCGGATGCGCGCCTCGATGATGCGCAGGCGGGCGCGGCGGGTGGCGGCGAAGGTGCTCATAGCATTCACGTCCTGCCTTTCGAGGGCCATAGCTCTCAGGGGTTGGATGCCCGCGCTTTGCCGCAAGCCAAACAAGCCGGTCGAATAGATGGCATCGCTCAGACCGCCTTCTCGGCGATCGACGCGGCGTAGATATCGTCGAACGTGATCGCGAGGTCATGCGTCTTGGCGAAGGCGATGATCCGCGCCGCCACGTCGGGCGGAATCTGCTGCCGGCCGCACTCGTAGTGCGACACGTTTCCTTGCGTCACACCGATTCCTGCGGCGAACTGGGCTTGCGATAGACCGAGCCCTTTACGGATGGAGACAATGCTCATGAACCGTATAGTAGCGCCCCTATTCCGTTCGCGCAATAGCGCCCCTTGTTGCTGGGACCGGCGCCGACAGTACATCGCCGACACGGCCGGTGAATGCGATCGCAACCCAACGTTCACTAGGGGCATGACGCAGGCTCTCGACGACGAACTGAGTAGACGCGTTCGGGGCGATCACAGACCCCTGTAGTCCGCCTGGCCCGCTTCGGCGGGCCTTTTTTGCAACGCCTGAAGTAGAGCGGCCCTATTGACATATAGGAATAGGGCCGCTATTCTCACAACTACGCCATCCAACAACGACAGGGAGCAGCAGATGAGACGCACGATCGCCGCAGTAACCGCAGCCGCGTTCCTCGCCGGCTGCGCAACGTCCTCGCAGAACATCGCCGCGCAGTCGGTGTCGCCCCTGCAATACCAGGGGTACGACTGCGAGCAGATCGCGGCCGAATTGACCCGCCTGCACAACCGCGCCACGGAACTCGGCGCGCAGCTCGACACCGCCGCGAGCAACGATGCCGCGCTGACGACCGTAGGCATCGTGCTGTTCTGGCCTGCCCTGTTCTTCCTCGGCGGCAAGAAGGCGCAGGAAGCCGAATACGCGCGGGTCAAGGGCGAGCACGAAGCCCTGCAATCGGCGTACACGGCCCGCAAGTGCTACAGCCAGAAGGTGCCGGCATGACCTACACCACGCAGGGGTACGGAGACGAGCGCACTTGGCCGCGACCCACGGGCCATCCGATCGACCCGCGCACCGACGACCGCGACCCGATAGGCGCTGCCTACGAACAGGCGCAGGCCACTGCCGCATCGAGTGCCGACCTGATGGCGCTCAAGGCAGACGGCGACATCGTGTATGCCGATTTGCAGGTGAAGCACGGCGGCGAGTGGCTCGATCTCGATAGAGCGCACGACGTGCTGCGGCTGCATGTCCTCGCCGGCAGGTACGACGAGGCCAGCGTGCTCGCGCAGGACATGCAGACCGAGATCGTGCGGTATCTGGCGAGGGGTGCGTGATGACCGCCGACCGCTACGCCGCACTGCGCGCTGCGCTGGCTGCCGGGCCGACGCCGGGGCGGGCAATCGACGAAAGCGCCACGCACGTCACGGTCAGAAATGCCGACGGTGACGCCGTTTTCCACGACGACAAACGCATTCACAACGTCTTGGCAGATGCGCGCCTGATCGCCGCCTGCGACCCAGAGACGATCGCCGCGCTGCTGGCGGAGCGGGATGCGCTGCGCGCCATCGTAGAAATGGCAGATGCAGTGATCGAAGGGGCGGTCACAGAGTTCGTGCGAGTGCCATACGGTGCTTCGCACGAAGACGTTGCGCAAATCAATGATTGGCACCGGATGGCGGCTGAAACACGTTCCGCTATGGCCGCCCTCGCCGCACAGGAGCGCACGTAATGCGACGCGACAACGACCTGCTACGGATGATCGACGAAGCCGACGACGGCTTGGACGCGGCACGCGGAATCCTCGCAGCGCTGGCGCTGTCGGCAGTGCTGTGGACGATCGGCGGGCTCGTGGCGCTGTGGCTGGCGGGGGGAATCTGATGATCGACGCATGGCATTTCGTCGCTGACACCCTGCGCGACGGCAGACCGATCCCGCGCGACGGTGAGTGGCTCGTGCATACCGGCCCGGTCGTGATCT